GCCATGCGCAGCGACATCGCGGCCATGGTGCATGCCTCGCTTCAGAACGAACTGGGCCCGGTGCGCGAACTGGGTGAAGCCGAAGACACCGGCAAGATGCACGTGCTGCCCTTCGATGTCGTCGGCCTGATTGGTCCGCAAGTCACCGAGGTGAAGGCAGCCCTGAACGGCTACGCCGATGCGGCGCGCTTCATCGATGCGGACCACGCAGAGAAGTGGACCCCGCGCGCCACGGTGTTGCTGAACACCAAATTCATCGGCCACGTGGCTGAGTACAAGTGTCGTGCTGCGCACGTCAAGCCCATTCGCTTCAGCGGCGGGGCTGGCGCAGCCATCAGTGCCATTCGGACGCTGTATGCGAACGAAGGCATTGAACTGACGACGCATTAGCAGCAAGTCTTTCGATTGACCAAGCAGGGCACCGAGGGATGCCCTAGCGCAAGCAATGGCAACGACAACAAGATAGCGAAGGGCAACCCTATGGCAGCCGCAAAGCGCGTGCGGACCACCGCACCGCGCAGACACGTTGACACCCGTCAGCTTCCCGACGAAGCACTGGTACGCATTGGCGAAGTCAGTGACCTGATCGGCCTGAGTGAGCGCACGATTCGCAATCTGCTCACCTTGCGCAATGGCAAGGTCCCGCGCCCGATTCCCAAGCGCGGTGCAGGCATCAATTTTTGGGTGCTTGGCGTGGTGCGCACCTGGGTGCGCGACAACAGGCGCACCACCACCGGCAACGATGACCTTGCGCGCGTGCTGGAAAAGAAAAGGGGCCCGAAGGCCCCCAGTGGTGAGTGACGCTGCTTAGGCAGCCAGCTTCAGCGCGCCGCCCTGCCACGGGGCAGGTCCGCACACCTCATCGAGCCAGTCAGCGTACTGCTGCACTCCAGCGCTGCGCGCCTTGACCATCGCAGGCTCCCTATACGCCTCGCTGGCGCGATCGTAGGCTTCGCGCAGGCCATTGGTCTGGTCGCGCCCCATCGCGTCTTTGCTGCCCTTGTGGGCCAGTTGCGCCTCCAGCAGTTGCGGTGCGACGCCAGCTTGGTAGGCGCCAGCGGTGCGCCCCATCGCGCGGAAGCCATGCAGGCAGTGCGTGTCCGCATAGCCCATGACATCGCGCATGTAGTCGGTCGCGCTGGTGCGAGCCATGTGCTTGGTCGCATCGAAGTAGTTCGGCAGCACGTAAGGCGAAGCCTTCAGGCGACGCAGCGAGGGGGACAGCGCACCAGCCGATTGCATGGCCTTGATGCGGCGCAGGAGCGCGCAGGCTTGCGTGCTGAGGGGCACCACGTGGTCAAGCTGACCAAGCTGCGCCTTGCGGCTTTTCTTCAGCGTGGTGCGCATCTTCATCTTCTCAGCGGGGACCACCCACACTTGCGCGTCAAGGTCGATGTCCGCCCAGGTCATCGCGACGACAGAGCCGATGCGCTGCATCGTCAGCGCGGCCAGGACCATCGCATGCGTGATGCTGCTTTCATCGCGAGCGTAGATGGCCTGCATCAGCGCACGCACGCTGCTAGGCGAAGTGACTGCGGGGCGATGCACGCGCTGTTCGCGCTTGATGGCAAGCAACGCCTTCGGGATCACGATGGGGTCAGCCTTCACGCGGCCGGTTTCCATGGCGAAGCGGAACACTGCCGATGTCCAGCGCAGCGCGTGAACCAGCGCTTCAATGGTGCCCTCTTGCTCATGCTCGCGACGCAGCGCAACGAAGTCCATGGCATGGATGTCGTTCATCAGCTTGTCGCCGACCACCGGAAGGATGTGATTCGCCAGCGAAAGCTCCACGGTGCGCGCGTAGTGCTTCGCCCAGTTCGGCGCGTTATGGGCGTGCCATTCGGCAGCCATCGCGCGGAAGGTGCCGACCTTGGCGCCGCGGGCGACGATCGGGGCGACGATCGCAGCATGCACCTGGGCAGCCTTCTCAGCCTGCTTGGCAGCGTCGCGCGCCTGGGCGGGGTCAACCCCCTGGGCGATCTGCGTGCGCGCCGCCTCAGCCTCTTCGCGGGCTTGCGCGAGGCTCTTGCCTGGGTACTCGCCAAAGGTCAGCTTGTTGCGCACCGGCTTGCCGTTCGCATCGCGGCGTGTCGGACTACCGTACTGGAAGCGCCACACCAGCGGACGCGCCGCGCCTTCGGTCAGGTTGCAGTCGAGAAACAGCCCTTCGCCATCGGTCAAGGCGACAGCCTTTTTGCCCGCGTCTTTGGCGTTCTTCACTGCCTTGGTGATGAGAGCATCCGTAGCGGTGCCGCCTTTGCCCAGTGCCAGTGCCTTCGTCATGTCGTTCTCCGGTGTGTGTTGATGGAACCGGGCGCGATGGTCGCATGGTGCAACGCTTGGTGTAAACCTGTCGGGTCTGCGGCGTGAGGCTAAGTGACACGCCAATCCATAGAAGGATGGATTTCCTATGAATATCAAGGGCTTAGGCGAGAAGTACCATGGCATTTTGTACCCCGCCGCATCACTCTTTGACGCTGCCGTCGATATCGGCGTTAGTGTCGGCAGGGGTACGCAAGTGCTTGATCTGCAAGGCTTTTCAGCCTGACGCCATACCAGTCGCACGATTCTTGGTGCATCTGTTGGTTAATTCACGAAACTGCGATCTTCCGCAGCATGGCGCGCACTTCGTCAACGGCTTTGCGCTCTTCGCCTAGCACCGTCGCCTTCACGAAGGCGTGCCCCGCTGCTGCTTGATCCCAGGTCGCATAGCGCTCCTGAAGCTGGTCCAGCACGCCACCGAAGACCATCGTTTCAAACCACAGCGGCTTGCCGCCATGCCCGTGGTCCAGCCCCAGGAACACAGTGCTGATTCGCACATCGTCAGCCACCACTTCATCGGCCACGTGAAACCCGGTGCCGCCGTTCGCACCCTTCAAGCCAGTTGCCGCTTCTCTCCAGCGCGCCCAGGTCATCGAGTTGCAGGGCTTCACTTCGTGCCCGATCAGGATGGCGAACTCTCCCATCACTCGCCCCCACCTTGCTCCAGCAGCGTGCGAGCCCTGATCGCTTCGTACTTGGCGATGCCCTCCAGCAGATGCAGCCGCACCGTGTGCGCTCGATGCCACATCCCTTCGCTGCGCCACAGGATGCAGGCCACTGCGAAGACGTTCAGCAGCACCAGCGCGCCCGTAGCGGGATGCCCAAGGGTGTCCGCCATGCTTGCCCAGGTCGCCAGCACCTGGGCGCACGCAGCGACGTTCATCAGCGCCAGCGCGCGATTGATCCACAGCCGCTTGCGCATCGTGTGCAGGCAGGTCATCACCTCCATCAGATGCCAGCGCATGCGCGCGATGTCGGCATCAAGGTCAACGGTCACCTTGACCACAGGTCACCCTTGCGGATGTTCAGTGCCCACAGCGACGCAGCCGCATCGGCAGCCTGCCTGCGGGTCAAGCCCTCGGGGTCAGGGGGCAGCCCTGCGCCCAGGCCGCAGCAGGAACACTGCCGAAGCTGGTGGCGCACCCCGCCGACCACGCTGCGAAGCTGGCAGGCGTAGTGCCATGGCCTTTCGCTGACCAGCCTGTCAGTGCCTAGGTGCGGGATCACCAGCCCATCGTCGCCCGCTGCAATCGCTTCGTCGCACCAGCCGCATGCCACCCCCACCGGAGTCGCTACGTGCGCGCAGTCGGCTTCGTAGGGTGCCCCATAGGGCTTGCCGAACCAGTTCATCGCCACTGCCCCGCCTTGAACGTGCTGCACACGGTGTAGGTCTTCAGGCTCTTGTCATAGACCATGTTCCCAGGGCAGCGCCCGAGATAGACCTTGATGTCATTGCTTGCCTGTGGTGTCGAGATTCCGAAGTAGTCCATCAACGCAACCCGGTTCAAGGTGCCGTAGTGCTGGAGCATCACGTCAATGAAATGCAGGCGCAGCCCGATGCCGTAGTGCGTCACTGCTTCGTGCCCTTGCGGTCATGCTGGTCGCTCAGGTGCGCCATGTAGGCAGCGTAGGCGATCAAGCCGGGCGGGTCCTTGGACATTTCGTGCAGCGGGCCAGTGTCAGGCACACCCTCGCATGCGATCAACGCCTTGCCACCCTTGTGAGGCTCTTGCAGCGCCACCATGACGACAAGGCAGCCCAAGCGCTTCGCAGCGTCCTGGGCAATCTCGTCAACCAGCTTGATCCATTCAGGGTCAGCGGGCAGCTTGTTCATCGGGTTCATTGGCGCGTGTTCTTTCCGCGTGCCTTCAGTTCCTTCGCAAGCTCTTCCATGTCCTTGTCGGTCATCGCCTTCGCGTCCTTCGGCAGCCCCTTCGAGAACTTCTCTTCGATGTCGGCCTTCAGTTCCGCAAGCTCTTCGGGCGTGCCCTCGAACCAGTCGAAGCTGCCGGGGGCATAGATGACCTTCAGCGGGCTTCCAGGCTCGCGATAGGGCGGCTTCTCGCCCAGGTCGTACTGCGGGTGTCTGCGCTCAGTGCAGAGCAAGCACAGCGGCGGATGCGGCATGCCGCCCAGGACCATCGCACCGCAGTCGGTGCAGTGATACATGCCCTGGTTGCCGTTCTCCGGCGCCTGCGGGTCATCGTCGCAGTTGCTTTCATAGAGGGCATCCGCCTCGCTGTAGCAGCGCCCACACGTGCCCTTGGCGCCATCGGCCAGCGGCACAAGCGCAGGCTTCGGCAGTTCCCTGATGACAGCGCGACGCAGCGTCAGCAGCAGCTTGCGCGATTCATCGTCGCTCGCATCGAACAACTTCGCCACCAGCAGCGAAGCGAACAGCGGTGAAGAGTCGCTGATCTTGTCCGAACTGCTGCCCTGAAAGTAGTGCTTGTCCACGCGCCCATCGTTGCGGAACACGATCGCGGCTTCACCATCGTCAAGGGTGATGTTCTTGTCTTCGTCAAGCTCGCTCATTCAGTCACCTCCAGCAGCATTGAAGCCATCGAACCAGAACGGAAGGCAGTGAACGCAGCAGCCTGCAAGCACTCGCCTTCGATGCTCACCAGCATCGCCACATCGCGCCCGTAGAACTTGACGGTGTCGCACTGCTTCGGGTCATCGAGCACGTGATACTTGCGGCAGGAGTTCGGGCGATGATCATGCACCCCGCAAGCGTTCTCAGCAGTCAGGAACACACAGCGCCGCTCTTCAAGTGGCTTGCTCTTCCATTCGCCTTCGGCCTGCCTGCGCAGCAGGTCGCGATCGATCGCGATGCCCGCATCAGCAGCAGCGGCCTTCAGCAGCAGCGCTTCGTCTCGCGTGATGTCCACGGGGATGTGACAGCAGTGCGCGCAGCCCTTGCGGCAAGCGATGCGCTTGGCATTCTTGTCGGTGCGCTTCATCACGTCAATGCAGTTGTCCATCGCGTCATGCGTGCCCGCAGCGACTCCCTTGCGATCGAACAGCATGCTGTTGCTTGCCCTGAACTGGGCAAGGTAGTGGTCACGCATGTCTTGCAGGTACTCACGCTGCGCAGGGTTCGCCTTCGCGATCAACTGCAACAGCGCGGGCGTGGTGTTACCCATGCTTGTCACTGGGGTTGTTCCACTGAATCACATCACCACGCACGATCATCTGCGGACCAGTCTCGCCACTGCACCACTTGCACCGGACCATGTCACCCTCGCGCACCGTGGCCTTCGGGTCCTCTTCGAGCCACTGCCGCGCAGACTCGACGCAGCAGCGATACAGGCCCCCATGGGCCAGCTTCAGGTCACGCCGATGCAGCATGTTCACTCCCTGTCTTCGTGCGTATCGCACAGAATAGCATTCCCTCACGCTCTGAACGGGTTTGCATCACCTGGGGAGCCCCAGGGGGCTAACGCTTTGCGTTATACTGGCGTTGCCAGTTAACCACCCCTAGGAGATTCCAAATGTCAGTCACCCTCGCATACGCCAATCAAGCAGTCATCGAAGCTCACGCCATGCTGGAGACAGTGAAGGCGAAGTACGAAGAGGCTTGCAAGCAGCTTGCCGACCTGTGCCCGCACCAAGTGGGCGACATCGCCTCTGTCGGCTACTTCAACAACGACGCGGCGCCCATGTTCATCGAGCGCATCAACGTCAGCGTCGAGACGCTGAACAACGCCAACAAGGGCAAAGCCATCTGGCACCTGATCGGCAAGAAAGTCACCAAGGCAGGCAAGGCCCACGCGACTGCGCAAGCCTACGGCACGATGGTCGTTGCCAACACGCTTGACGCCGAAGAGCGCAAGGCCGCGCGCAAGGCTCACAAGCAAGCCGAATGGGATGCGGGCGAAGCCGCGCTGTCGCAAGCTGAACGCCTTGACCTTGACATCGAGCGCGGCGCAGCGCGCAAGCTGCGTGATGACACGTTTGAACTTCAGAGCGTGACGAGAGAGGTGCTGCTTGAAATCGCCAAACTGATCGACCTGGGCGAAGAGAACGCGAACGACACGCTGCTGATCGAAAAGGAAATCAGCACCAGCACCTGGGCGGACACCATGCGCGGCACCATCGGCACCATGCTGGCCTTCAACACCTATCACCGTCACACGGTGCTGTTCTTCGGCAGCCGTGGCATCAAGGGGTAAGCCATGAACCAACGCAACGACACCATCGCGCCAGCAAGCCGCAAGGAACAGCGCGCACTTGATCGCCTGCTTGACCTGATCGCCCAGGGCATCGAGTACCCCGATGCCGAATGGCGCGCGTCAGACAACGGCAAGGCGATCGATTGCAGCCGCTTGCGCGACCTGTATGACCAACACACCACCAAGGGAGCCTGACATGGGCCTAGCACTCTTCTGCACTGCCGCCATCGTCGGCGCCATCTGCTTCGGCTTTTGGGGCGCGATCGGCGGGGCAGTGATCGTTCTTGTTCTCGACGCACTGACAGCAGCCTGAACATGGTCAAGCTCATCACGCGCATCGTCTCGATGCTGCTATGGATTGCCTGCGTCAAGGCAGTGATTGTTGGCGTCATCCTGTCGCTAGCTTCGGCCTGGGTAGGCATCCCCGTGCTGCTGCTCGCGTGGCTCCTAGGCGCCGCTGCCGCCAAGGTCTGGAGCCTCTGAACTCTCACCACCAAGGAATACCAATGACTGACACCTCATACAACGGCTGGACCAACTACGAAACGTGGCTGGTCAATGTGTGGCTCACCAACGAAGAGGGGACTAGCAACTACTGGAATGAGGCAGCGCGCGACTGCATCACCGACTGCGGTGAAGACACAGCCCAGGCCATCGCGCGCCTGGAGCAAGAACTGAAAGACAACTTGGAAGAGCAAGCACCCGACCTGGGCAGCGGGCTCTATGCGGACATGCTGTCCGCAGCGCTCGCCAGCGTGAACTGGCGCGAACTCTCAAAGGCTTTGATCGAAGGGGCAACGGAATGACCACCTACACCGAAACCGACAAGCGGCGCGCTGCACTCAACGCAGAGGCTTTGACGGCTGTGCGCAAGACCAAGCTCGCCTTGCGTCATGCCAAGAACGGCTATGACCCCCATGGCTTCCCTACGCTTGCAGAGGTGCTTGCAGCCACTGAGGCAGCCACCAAGATCATTGAGGCGAACATGCCTGCTGACTCGGCACAAGCTGACGCTGCGAGGCATGCGATTTACATGCTCGCTAAGGGCGCCGTCTTCGCCGCCGAAGCGCAGTTTCTCTCCAGCGTGGAGGGGGCGCAAGACTGCGGCGCAATGGAGAAGACGCGCGCAGGGTTACTCAACACTTTCAAAACGTGATACGTGGGGGTAGCATGGTGTCTCAGATGCAGCATGATGTCTCACGCAAAGCAGTCGGAACGGCAATGAAACTGAGAGTGCAAGAGCCCACGTTAGACATGATCGTTCATGCTCGCCTAGCAGCAGGGCTCACCCAGGCGCAAGCTGCTGAGTACGTCCACCTCTCCACCTTTCAACGATGGTCTGAGTACGAACGAGGGGCGCGCAAGATCGATGTTGCCAAGTGGGAACTGTTCCTCCTGAAGACAGGGCTACACCCTAGCGGCATCAAGCTGCTACAGCCGAAGAGCAAGTGAACAAGGGCCCCAGTCGGGGCCCTTTGTCATTGGGGAGTCACACAAGGCTGCTAGACGCCTTGCTCCCTAATCTCGACGTAGCGCTGCGCCTGGGCGACGCCACTGGAGCCAGCAGCAATGAACGTCTCATTGGTGTTGGCGTCACTGAGTACCCGCAGGTCATTGGGGCCCGCGTTCTCGATGAGGATGGCAACGCCCGTGTCGTCTCCCTCCTGCGGAGTCGGCCGCTGCTCCCTCCAGAACGCGATGCGCTTCAGCACCTCTGCGATGTTGGAGAGCGATTCCTTCACCTCTTCGAGAAAGCTCGGGTTGTCGCCCACGCTGACCACAGTGGCGGCATCGTCTGCCACGGCATAGAGCGCCCCAGGGTCAACGATCGCGAGCGCTTCGCCCGATGTGTTGGTGCCCAGGATGATCGGAACAGCGGCGTTGCCCTGGTTCGTGATGGTGACGTTCATGGGGTTCCTTTCGAGTGCGGTGAACTGGCCGAAGCGGCGGGGGAATCGATGACGCAGAACGCGACGACGCACACGATCATCTGATCGGGTCTGCCGGGATGGGCACACCCAGTCAGGAAAAACGCCCCCAGGAGGCTAAAAAGGGCCTTCATGGGGGCTGTTCAGAGCCAGTGGGCGTGCGCCACCCACCGCCAGCTTGCGGGCGTCACGTTGACCAGCGCGCCAGCGGTGCTGCGGATTGCGGGCGGGTCCCCGCCGCTGGTGACGTACTGCAACACCACGTTGGTGGCGTTCGCCATCTGCTGGTACTGCCGGGTCAGCGTGCCGATGTCGTTGACGCACTGAATTTCATCGTTCACCGCATAGCCATGCTCTGCGGTCGTGCATTTCAGAACCCAGCAGAACAGGTCAGGCACACGCGGGCCACCATGCGCCACGGTGCGCGTCACCGTCGCACTGGTGACAGTCTGGTTCGCACTGGTGAACTTCGTGATGTCGCCACCGATCAGGAACGTGCCGCCCGAAATGTTCAGACCAGCGGACGCGACCAGTTGCGTGCCCGTGTTGATGGTCATTGCGGTGCTGGTCAGCGTCCATCCGAGGGTGTTGCCCGCGTAGGCTGCGAGGGAGCGCGCAGTTTGGCTGTACTGAAAGCGGCCATCGGTAGAACTGTCGGTAGTCTGGAACATGATGCCCAGCACCGCAGCGCCACCCGTCGAGAGCGTGATGCCGCCATTGCTCGCGCTGCGAATGACGATGTCGTCATAGTTGGTGTTCGGCGCCAGTGCGTTGCCCGCACCCAGGATCAATTCGATGCCCTGACCCGATGCGTAGCTGATGGCAGTCTTGCCAGCGACCTGCAAGGTAGTGGCACCGTCATCAACGTTGGTGCCGATCAACGTGCGACCGATGCGCGAAATGATGGCACTCAGGCCGCTGGTGTTGAACCCATACAGCACGTGGTTGCTGCTGGTCGTGTTGTCGCCCACGTTGATGATGAACTGTGCAGTGCCCGTGGTGGTGGTGCTGCGGAACAGTTGCACCGTCGCAGTCGAGGTGCCATCCTGCGGCTGCGGGTTCACTTGAATTGTCGCAGCGGCCGGGTTCACATAGTTCCACGTGTTCTGCGTGAAGCGCCCGTAAGTGCCGCCGACGAAGTTGCCGATGTAAAACTGATTGTTTGCCGCATCGAAGCGGAAGGCTTCGGTGCCGTTGCCGGTCACGCCGATGATGTTCGATGCAGCGCGCAGAAAGCCCAGGTCAGTGTCACTCGCGAACGTGATCGAGGGCAGCGCAACGGTGCCGTCACTGAAGCGATGCGGGGTGAGCGAAGTGAGCGACGAAGTTGCGATCTGGAGGCCCAGCGTGCCGCCCGCGGTGAGCCCCCAAATGTTGGTGCTGATGTGGTACGCGCCACAGTCAAGGTCGCTCGCGAACGTGAACCCAGGCGCCGCATCAGTGCCGTCCTGGGCAGCGAAGGGAACTGCACCAGTGATGCGCGACGTGCTGACGCGCATGGATTCGATGCCGCCGCACGTGAACCCGTAGGCGTTTCCAGTGATGCGCCAGATGCCCGTGTCAGGGTCAGCAGCGAAAGCGATGCTCGGCAGCAGCACAGTGCCATCAGCGAAGCCCACAACACCGCTGAACGTCACAGGCTTGACCAGCGTGATTGCCGTTGCCGACATGCTCAGTGCGAGCAAGCCAGCGACAGAGAAGCCCAGCAGGTTCGCACCAGCGCGATACATGCCAGTGGTCGCCTCAGCGCTGAACGAGTACATCGGCGCAGCAGAGGTGCCGTCAACACCCTTCAGCGCAGCGAGCATCGAGCCCCGCCCGTAGCGGTCAAGCGATTCGGTCAGCGCCGTCTTGATGTCGTCCAGTGTCGGGTTCGCCCATGTCGTTTCGATCAACGTGTTCGGCGCGACAGGGCTGAGGGGAAGGGTATAGGTGCCGCTGCTGTTGCGTGGCATGTCAGTCTCCGGTGAGAACGTCAGCACCAGCCACAGCGTCGCTGGCGCGCAGCGATTGCACGATCGCCTGCTGTGCAGGCGACAGTGCGCCAGGGTTGCGCGCCGACAACGTCAGCAGCCGCATCATTTCGGCGGGGTCACGCAGCGCATCGAGCAACGCCCGATCACGCTTGCGGTTCGCGTAGTCCTTCGCCATCTCCAGCGCTTGACGCCCAAGCGAGCCCCCAGGCACAACGTGACCAGCCGCAGCCGCAGCGAAGTTGTCGCTGCTGGTGTTGCTGCCGCCACCGCTGGTGGCACTCCGCTTCACGCGCTGCACGATGCCCTGACGCCGCATGGTGTCGAGAGTCCGATTCAGCACGCGCGAGGCTTCAGGCTCCAGCAGGTCTTCAACGCGCCCAGGTCCATGGCGCAGCTTCAGCGCGCGATCAAGTCCGCCCTCAGTCACTTCAGCAATCTCGCCGCGCGGGTCCAGCGCCTTGTGAATGCGGCCACTCTTCGGGTCCATGAACGACTCGCGAATGCGGCCAGATGCCTTCGAGGCGTCAACGCCGCGGCTCGCGGTTTCGTACCCGCCCTTCACTGCATCCCATGCGCCCTTCGTCGTCTGGTTCAGGATGTCGTCAATTTCGTTGATGAGCGAGCCCACGGCAGCAGAGTCGCGCGGCGCAGCCTGATAGGCGTTCGTCGGCATGGCCTTGCCACGCTGGTTCAGGTTCGCGCGAATCTGCTGGAGGTGTGCGGGCGAGAAGTCATCACCGAACTTGTCGATCCTCTTCAGGATGTCTTCAAGCACTCCCTCTACCGCAGGGTTCGCAGCCTCGCTGGAGCGCAGCGCCTGTTCGAGATTGGCCCTGAACTCAGGCACACGCTTCGCGAAGACCTGCGGGTCAGCGACGGTTTCAGCAACGCGCCAATTGCTGTCCCATTCCTCAGCGCGCGCGCCCCTGCGCGCGGCAAGCTCGGTGGAGTCCTCGGTGGCGCCCATCACCTTTTCGTAGACAGCGCGACCCTGCCCCTGGTCGAAGTCATAGAAGTCCGCACCGTTGCGCGCACGCGCGCCAGCTTCGAGGCGAGCAAGCCCAGGGTTCTCGGCAGCCGCTGCACTGGTCAGCGGGATGTCAGGCTTGTCCATGTCATAGCGAGCGAGGCGCCGCAGCGTGGCGGGGTCATCCCCTGCTGCCTCTTGCGCGATGCGCGCGGCGCGCTCCTGGGCCCCGCCACGGGTCATGGCGCCAGCGCCAGCACGTGCGCCCAGGAGGGTTGCGGGCAGGGCTGCGCCGATGGTCCCGCCAACGGCAGCGTTCGCCAGTCGCGACTCGTCCGACCGAACAGGCCCAGCAGCGCCCCCAGCAGCCCCTGCAAGCGCCGAATCAGCGATGGTGCGTCCTGCCCCCTTGCCGATCGTCTCGCCCGCAGCAGCAGCCCCGCGGCGCAGTAGGCCCCCACTGCGGGAGCCCAGGGTCTTCAGCAGCCAGGACGCGGGGCGCGCGAAGGCCCCGCCAGGAATCAGCGCAGCGGGCGCAGCTTCGCCAACAATCTGAAGTGCCTTGCCGCCAGTGGTCGATTCGGCCAGGGCAGCGTCGCGGGCGCGCTTCTCGTCAAGCTCTTCGTCGCTGACGCCTTCGCCGCCGAAGTAGCCCCCGACCTGCTTCAAGCCGGTCAGCAGGCTGTCGGTGCCAGCGCCGATGTTCGCCATGACACGCTCAGTGCCTGACATGCCTTCGAGCGCCATGCGCGAGGCTTCACCGGGATCACTGGGCACGATCGGCGTGACAGGCTTCGGTTCGCGGGCGCGAAGCTGCTGCTGCACCAGCGCCTTCAGTTCGGGCGCGTCCGGCTGCACATCGTCAGGGATGTTGCGCAGGATGATCCCGCTTTTGGTCTTCAGGTCATAGGGCATCACCAGCCCCCTTCAACGACACGGTTCGGACCCGCAGGCGTGCGCGGCGGGGCGTTGGGGGTGATCTGCGGCGCGGGCTGCGGCTTCGTGCGCAGCAGCGTGCTGGCGTCAACTTCGGTCGGCTTCGCGGGCGCGGGCGTGCCGCGGTAGCGCGGGTCACTGATGACGCTGTCGGGGTCATACCCGCGACGCTTCGCGATTTCCATGTACTCGCCACCAACGCGGCGCATCTTCGATTCAGCGGCCTGCTGGTAAAGCTGCGCAAGCCCATTGATCTGCGCAATCATCGCGTCGCTCAGGGGCTCGCCCTTCAGCAGCATCGCCTTCAGGTTCGATGCGCGGCCTTCGAGCCCTTGCGCCTTGACGACGCGATCGAACTCCGCTTCACGCACCACAGAGCCAGGATCAAGGAACTTGTTCAGCAGGATCACCAGCGACTGCTGCGTGATGGCATCGGGTCTGCGGCCAGCGTTCGCGTTGATGATCTGCGTGATCTTCCCCGTTGCGTTCACCTCTTCGCGCAGGTCCTGCGTGATGCGATTGAAGTCGTTGCGCATGGTGTCTTCGCCGCGGAAGATGCGCGCCTGATCGGCGCCGCCAGCGCCGCCCCCGCCGATGCTCTTCAGCACCTTGCGGTCTTCAGCGCTCTGACGATCACGATTCCACTGCTCGCGGCTCGATGCGCTCTGCCCCTCCAGCTTGTCAAGCGCTGCTTGCTGCTGCTGTTGCAGGTAGTCAGGCGAATAGCTGAACTTGCCGGTCAGCGGGTCAGAGACGCCACGCTCACTCACACGCTGCGCGCGATTCGCAAGAGCGTTCTTCAGCATCACGCCGCCGACAGCGCCAGCGTCTTCGTCACCAGACAACTGCCCCAGGATGCCCAGGGTGTGTTCGCGCTCGTTCTGCGCGCGACGTGCTGCTGCCTCTTCAGGCGAGTACATCGGCTGTTGCGGCTGCTGCATGCGCGCCTGGAGCAACGCGCGTTGCTCGGCGTAGGGATCAACCCATCCGCCATTCGCGAGCGTATTGGGCAGTGCCATGGTCACTCCCCTTCATCACCCATGTGCGGAAGCGCAGGACGTTTCTGACCAGTGATGGAATTGAAGTAGTCCTGCAACGCGCTGCCGCGCTGCGCGCCAATGTTCTGTTCCTTCAGGTCAGCGTCTTCGCCCATGCGCTTGCTCTTCAGGCCACCAGCAATGCCAGCGATGGCGTTCAGCACGCCAGGACCCTGGTACACGCGACCTGCCTGCCGACCTTGCGACTGGCTGCGCGCATCAGCGCGAAGCTGGTCAGCGAGGCCACGCTGGCGCGCGACGCCTGCCTGCGCAGTCTTCGCACCCTGCAACCCAAGCATGGCCTGAATCATTGCGGGGTCCAGTGGCGGCTGCTGCGGCTGCCCCGGCACAGGCATCGGCGCACCGGGCCCCATGACGCCACCGGGCGGCATGCCAGGGGGTTGCCCAGGCATCTGCATTCCAGGCTGCTGCGGTGCGCCTTGCATCAGCGCGTATTGGTTCGGGTCCATGGTTCACCTCACAGTGCTGCGTAATTCACCTGAAGCACGCCACGCACAGAGCCCACAAGCTCAGGCGCAAAGCGGCGCACGTCTTGCGCGATCACACCAACGCGCGGCATGCGCTCGCCGATGTAGCGATAGCGGTAGATGCCGAAGCCACGCGGGTGCGTGCCGATGCGCTCGATGTCGGCCTTCACGCGCCGATCGCTGAACATCATTGCGGCCGAAGTCGCGCCGCCGACCATGTTGCTGATGCCTGCCTGCTTCGCGTTGTATGCGTCCATCGAGGCGTCATATTGCGAGCCCGCTGCGCCGCTGTAGTCAGTGGCCTGCGCCTTGCCTGCCTGCCCGTATGAGCCGAACTGCGGCATCGAAACCTGCTGCCCGTTCAGCAGCGCCTGAATCTCGTTCAAGCTGAAGCCACGTTTCTGAATCTGTTCCTGAAGCTGCTGCCCACGAAGCGCGTTGTTGTAGTTCGCGTTCTGCATGCCCTGGTTGTAGACAGTGTTCCCAAAGCCGAACATCTGACTGCGCGCTTGATTGCCGAACTGACCCTGCGTGTTCGTTTCTCCAACCTGCTGTTGACGCAACCCCATGTCCATCGCTTGGTTGCGCTGCGCCTCTGCACCAGCGCCAGTGATCGCTGAAAGCTGCGCTTGGTTGTACGCATCGGTCTTCGATTCGTTGAACTGCCGCATCGCGTCGCGATAGGCGTCGCTGTTCTGCGAGATGTCCTGATTCGCCAGTCGCGTCTGCAAGTCCTTTTCCTGCTGCGCAAAGCGCGGGTCCAGGCGACTGGTCGCGCTCTTGTAGATCGCGTCCTCTGCGCTCTGCCGGTTCTGGTCGGCACCCTGCACACCCTGCGCACCGGAGTAGTCAAGGCCGGTCTGAAGTTTGGGCGCGGTCTGCGCGTTGGGTGCCTGCCCGTAGTTCTGAAGCTGCCCCCAATCCATGGGCGCGCTGTACTCGTTCTGTACTCTGTCCATCAACCCGCTGGCAAGGTCGCTGCGCTGCTGCTGGATGCCGATCTGCGAATCCAGCGCCTGCTGCAAACGCGGGTCCAGCGTGGTGTTCTGCGTCCACTGCGTGACCTTCTGGCCGGTCGCAGGATCAACGGCAGCTTCGTTCTGCCAGGACACCTGTCCCCATGGGTTGTTTTGCGTCGCGCGGTTCGCCCAGGTCTGCTGCGTCAGCGTCTCTTTGTCGCTCGCTGCGGTCTTCTCAGCCGCAGCCGCATAGTCGGGTGCTTCGGGTGCGCTGCTGCTCATGTCATGCCCCTTCGTGCGTCACACCGTGTTGCCACGGCACTTGCTGGCGTTGCTGGCGTTGCGGGCGCATCTGCTGTGCAGCCATCGGCGTGCCCTGGGGCATCTGCGGACGCTGCACAGCGTCGCCGCGCATCATCCCGCCCAGGGCACCACCCATGCTGCGCGCTGCGCCTGCGAGGCCACCACCTTGCCCCATCGGGGCGCGCTGCATCGCCATCTGCTGCGCCACCATGCCGCCAGGGGGCATGCCCTGCCCATAGGGCGGCTGCCCTTGCTTGGGCGTCTGCATCGAGCGCATCTGATCCATCGCAGCCTGCTGCGGGTTGAAGCCCCCAGCCGCGAAGTTGCCCATTGCTTGCCCCAGGCCACCGAAGCCGCCTTGCTGCATGCGCTGCTGCATGGCGGGGCTGTACCCGCCACCTGGGGGCCCTTGCTGAACTCCACCCTGCGGGGGCGATACCTGCCGCTGGTTCGCCCAATCCATGGCTGCTTGCGATGCCTGCTGCTGCCCGCCACCAGGGGGCGGCATGCCCTGCGCAGGCGACACCTCGCGAAAGCTCTGCGAACCGCCAGGACGCTGCTGCATGCCTGCGCCACCGGACATCTGCGGCGCACCAGCCATGCCACCAGACTGCATCTGCGGGGGCCCATTGCCTGATTGACTCATGCTGTTCTCCTAGTGGCGACGCAGCCAGCGGCATTCGCTGCGCGTCATCTGCAAAACAATCAGGTCGCCTTCGAGGCCACCATTCGGAATGCGGGCAATCTCGCGAAAGCCCAGGCGTTCTTGCAGCCGCATCACTGCCTGGTTCTCGCTGTCAACGAGGCCCATGACAGCCTCGCAATTGGCAACGAGAAATGCGTACTCGAAAGCCTCGCGCACCACGCGCGGCGGAATCGTTTCGCGGGTCTGAACGATCACGTGCATGCAGCACGTGCGACCGACGAAGCCATTGAACGCAACAGCCACCGCAACATCGTCCATGCCGATGGGCGCACCGTTCACTGCGCGCTCTTCACGAAAGTGGCACACGCCGCGAAAGTCAGCGGAGTTATGCAGGCCCAGGCGTTCATGAAAGAACTGCCACACCATCGGCGCGCTGGTGATCTGCTTCATAGCGGGCCACACGCATCGGTCATGTATTCGAGGCTCGCCAGCGTGGTCTGCGTCACCGACGAAATGAACAGCGAAGGCGAGAGCGAATAGCCCATGCCGACAACGCTGCGCCATTCACCAAACGCACTGCGGCCACCAGACCACACGTCAACGTCCCAGTACGATGCATCCCACAGCGAGCCCACGGTATTGCCGCCGACAGGCGTGCCAACGATCGGGTTGCGCTCGAAGTTGACATTCATCAGCACCGACCAGCCGGGCGTGCCTTTCGCCAGGAACTGCGGGCGGAACATCAGCGCGCGCTTGCGAACAGCAGGCTGGTCGAAGTAGTTGAATGCAGGCGTGAGGCGCCCGCGAATCTCCACTTCTCCGGTGCCATCAAGCAGCATCGCATCGGTGTTGCCAGTGAAGACGCGCAGCACGCGCGCATCGTCAGTGCCACCGTAAATCTGATTCAGGCGACGCCCGAACGTCATCGCGGGTACATCGAGGATTCGATTCCACGCCAGCGAGTGCTGCTGAAACGTGTACTGCACGTAGTCAGTGACGCTCTGCCGCGGGCGCGCAATCTGAAGCAGCGCAATGCCAGGGAAGGCAATCAACTGCCACCCAGGCGTATTGAGCAACGTCTGAAAGTCAACGTTCAGCGCGTCATTGATCTTGCGCAGTTGCACCAGCAGGTCAGTGCCGCTGGTCAGGATGTTGTCCAGGCCACCTTGCATCAACTGCGCAATGGGGATCACGCCGAACTGCGTCAGCAGGTAGACATTGCCGCCCGTGTCTGTCCAGCAGCGCCGACCGATCGGCGGCTGTCCGACATACCAAACGCCAACGCCGAAAAACGCAGTCACGCTCGCAGGGTCAGTGCCTTCGTAAATCGCGATGTCGCCAGCGCTGCCGAAGACCACCAGCCGATCGTCAATGCCGCTGCCTGCGTCCTGCGTCCAGTTCGCGAGCCCAAGCAGCATGCCGCCACTGCGAAGGATGGGCCCGAAGTCGAACATCTGCGCCGCGCCGCCGACCTGACCAACAGGCAAGAACCACATTTCCCCGGTGCCGCGCTTGGTGAACAGCAGCCGCTTCTTCCACACGCACACGTGGACGAAGTCAGCGGGGTTGACGCCAGTGATGATGCCGGGGCCGGGTCCGCCCACGCTGGTCATCTTCATCCACGCCAAACCATTGTAGAGGTAGCCCCCGTCAGTCTCGCTGCACGCAATCAGAAAGTGCGAGCCACCAGCAGCAACGAATTGCACGTGCGCCATGTAGCCCGCGCCGCTGGTGCCGGACAAGACGATGTCGGGTGCAACGGCAATCATGTTGCCGCCACCCTCGATGTCATAGATGCCGAAGTCAGTGACAGCGAACAGCGTGCTGGTCAGCAGCGGCGGGGCCAGTGACGTGGTCGGCGCAGCATCGAAGTCCATCAGCGTGCGAACGACGATGTTCCCGCCACCACCGATGTTGGTTGCGTACTCGCGCCATCCGCCGCGCAGCGTGAGGCCCAGGTCAGCAGCAATCAGGTTGTCGCACTCGATGGCATCCTGCGGGTCCATGAATGCGACATCGCCCGTGGTGTTCAGGCCATGCGTGGGCGGCTTCAGCGTGACGATCTGCTGAGTCATCCGCTGCGGCAAGCGAGTCGGCCGCATTGGTCAGCCCCCGTACCCGGTGTCAGGCACATTGAACTGCGTGCTAATCAGCGGGTAAGTGTCGCTGCGCGAAACCTGCAAGACAGGCGCGTCACTGTCGGCGCAGATTGCAGCCTCTTCGATCTCGTTGTATTCGCCCTGCGCCGCAGTGGTGTCGAAGCCCTTGGCATTGAGAAACGCCAGCTTCAGTTTCGCGGTAATCAGTTCGTTGTCATACAGCAGAACATCGTCATCCTTCAGGATGTGATCGCGAACGATCAACGGGTCTGCTGCGTCCTGCACCCAGCCGCGCGAAGAGTAGTCAATGCGCAGGTCCTGCGGGGCAGCGAAGGTGTTGTAAATCTCGAACTTGCCGCCGCGCACACGGTAGATGACGCTGATGGTGCTGCTGCCCAGGTTGCGCGCTTTCAGGCACGCCCACTGCGGGTCAGTCGCGGGCCCAAGCATCGGCAGTCGGCTGGTGAAATTCCAGCCGGTCAGGTCCTCGAAGGAATCCCAGTCAACGGGCAGCGGGTAGATGGTGTCCACCCCATTCGTCAGCAGGGTCCACGTCTTCGTCAGCGTGGTCCAGCGATACGTGCTGGTCGGCTTGACCAGCCTGCGGCCTGCCCACGTGAGCAAGCGCAGCATCTGCTGTGCCGTCTCGTCAGCGGGCGCAGTGATCGCAGCAGCGGACACGGGCAACCCAAGCTGCCCCTGCACCGATTGCACGCACTCAATGGCTGTCGCGTGCTTCGCCATGGCTGTTGCCTGCCATCACAGGCCCGCTGGTGTTGGCGTCAAGCTGCGCGCGATTGAATGCAGCGACCTGCTGCTGCAAGTCGGTCAGCACCGGATTCGCTTCAGCCCACGGCTGCCGCGCCAGGACATTGGCGATGTAATCCAGATGCTTGGCATCGAGTGCCAGCGTGATGCGGTCACTTGGCATGTTGCTTTTCCTTCAGCAGAGACTCGATGCGGGAAGCCTGTTCCTTCACTGCCTCGCGCAGCGAATCAAGCTCGCTCTTCTGGTCCTGAATCAGCTTGGTGATCTGCGCAGCCTCAGCGCTCTTCGTGGCCTTCGCGAGCCACACGCCAGCGTGCTGCTTCAGGCCGACCAGCCCAGGCACGCGGCCGACGATGTCGTCACGCACGTTGGCAAGCTGCTCGACGGTGCGGATGCCGAGATAGCGAAGCTCTTCAGCCTGGGCGCGGGTGATGTAAGGCCAGTCACTCAGGCGCGTGCCAGTGACCTGTTCCTCTTCGGACAGGCCAGCTTTGAAAAGGCCATACTGCTTCGAGAAACGCTGCTTGTCCTGCGCGCTCGCAGGCCGGTCAATCACGCTGTTCTTGTCGCCAGGAACAATGACCTTCACGCACTCGACATCATCGAAGATCGGTCGTCCTTCTTCGTTGGTGCGAAACTCGTTCTTCACCACGCCCGAATAGAAGACGACGAAAAGGGTATCGTCGCCCGCGTTCTGGCGTGAAAAGACGTTGTGGTCACCGTCAAAAGTTTCCATGGTGTGTGTTGCCTTTCAAACGACTGCAAACGCCCCGCTTGCGGTGCGAGGGAAACCGGACACGTAGCCTGCGATGGGCTGCGCGAAATTGACTGAGAGGCGCCCCGATGCGGACACGGGGATTGCTCCAGGCTGGAAAGTCGCCACCGCCATCGGGCCCTGCATCGTTGCAATGCGGCCAGTCGTCGTGATGGGGATGCCGCCCGCGTAGAACTCGATGGGGTCAGTCATGCTCACTGCGATGCGCCCCGCGGTCGTGCGGGGCGGGAAAGAGCCAGCGACAAGAACACCAGCCTGGGCAATGTCAATGCGCCCAGCGGCATCGAACAGAGCCTGACCGGCAACGAGACTCACGGCTCCACTGCCCAGGTCGAATCGCCCGCGACCATCGCGCGGCCACTGCGGTTCAGGTACGTCGAAGGCGTCACCGCGGCGTTCACTGCGACAGCGCCCACAGCGGTCAGCCGCTGCGTGTTCTTGTTCGCGCCGAAGGCAGCACCGAGCATGAACACCTGGGACAGCAGGCCCACTGCGACAGTGAGCGTGCCGCCCACGCCCGCGCCAGGACCAGCACCAGCGCTGTTCACAGCGTTCGCCACCGTGAACGTGGGCGCAGAGGTGAAGCCACTGCCAGGACGCACCACGCGCGCAGAAACGATCGCGCCACCGGCAACGACGAATTCAATCGACGCTGCGCCAGCAGGCTGCCCGCCGCTCGCGTTGCTCTGAACGACATAGGTGCCGTTGGTGTAGCCACTGCCCGCAGCGAACGTGACAGCCGGGTTCACCACCTGTCCCGTGTTGCTGGTGGACATGGACGAGGGTGCGACCTGATCGATGGGGCCACCACCGATGTGCCACGCCAGCAGGTCTGCCGCGTTGCTGGTGAAGTTGCCTTGCACCGTGGGTCCAGATTGATTCGAGGCAACGCCAATGCCGGTGCTGGCTGCACCAGTGTCGTTGCCGCCTTGCGCGACATCGAGCGCGCCATCAAGGGCATAGGTTGCTGCCATGGTCATGCGTCCTTCAGATGGCGCAGCGGGTGCGCGGGGTGATCGAGCATCGAGCGATAGCCGTCCTCGAAACTCGCGACAGCATCGAACTCCGATGCAGTGAGAGGCACCGCAGGCGCGGGCACCTCGGGCGTCTCGGGCTCTTCTTTCGGTTCAATCTCGCGATTCGGTTTCGTAGCCATTTCGTTTCTCCAGGTCGGCTTGCAAAAAGCCCCAGGCTTTCGCCTGGGGAAATGGCAACTGCGACGGCATCGCTGCCATCGCACACACAATCACGGAGAAATGAGACGCCCCTGGAATTGCGAGCCGGAACTGGTGAGATTGCCTGCCCACGCGATGATCTGCACCTCGGCATCCTGATTGATCGCATAGCGACGATTCGGTGCCAGCGGGACCATGTTGCGGTCAGCATGCGGGCGCCAGAACAGGTACTTCGTGTTCAGGAAATACGCAGTCTTCGTGACAGCGAAACCACCAATGCCGCCATCGAGAACCACGTCAGCGTCCATGTACTGAATCGTGGGGAAACCCAGCTTGGCAGTTTCAGTGCCGGTGAAACGCTGCTGCGCCTGGAGAGAAGCGAGATAGATTCCCCACATGAAATTGTCAACAACAATCAGGTCGGGTCTGTCCATTCCGCGGACCAGCGAGGCCCACATATCGTTGAATGCCGCCTGCACAGTTGCAGCGGTCAATGCCGCGCCTGCGGTCGTGGTCTTGCTTCTCCAAAAGGTCCACGTGAGTCTGTCAATTCCCCCGTACACACCAGTGGCCGGATTGACAGGCACCGCGGCATTCAGGCCAGTGACCTGCTTGCCACCGGCAGCGAGGCCATCGGAATAGACACCCTGCGCCAGCAGATTCATCATGCTCGATTCGGCCACCTTGATGCGGCCTTCGAGCAAGTCAATCATCTGTTCCTTGCCAGCGTTCTTCAACTGGTCCAGGCCACTGATGATGACGGGGCAAGCTGCCTGCTTGAAGTCGTATTGCGCTGCGCTGATGACATCCTGCGCGGCAACGGGCAGCAGGTCATAGCCCGAATACCAGCCCACGTTTCCGTTCTCAGCGAAACTCAGTTCCTCGAAAATCAGCGAGCCACCGGAGACGGTGCGCTGATTGCCGCGCGTGTCGAGGCGACGCAGCAGAGCATTGTTCTTGGTGACGTTGTCCGCCAGCTTGCGGCTGCGGTTTTCGATCGTCGTTGCGACGATGTCAGTGACATTCGGAAAGGCCATTGCAGTTCTCCAGTGGGTTGCGAAACCGACCGTTTGGAGATGGCCCGCACGCGGGTTCTTCCACGCCGGTCAAGGCGTCGAAACCAACTGGGCCCCTTGGCAGGGCTGCTGGTGTGAGAGTCGGGGGCTACACGCGCCCGGTGTTCTCGATGGCGGCTTCAAGCGCCGCGCGAATCGAATCGTCCTTCGGGACATAGGCGCCATCGGGGGCTGCCTCGCCCTTCACGCTCGATGCCGCGCGCTTGGCGCGAAGTACCGCTGCACTGCTGCTGTGTTGCCGTTGGGAACCGGCTGCACGCTGCGCCAGGATTGTTGACACGTCAGGGTCCAGTTTGCAAGCCTGTTCGTAAATCTTTTCCACGTCGATGTACTCGCCGCGCTTGCTCTTCAATTCAACGATGTCGGCCATCGTCGCGGCCACGTCACGATAGAACTCATGCGTGCCCCCGAATTGAGTAAGGAATTCGCGCATCTGTCCCGACTGAATCTCTGCCTGCTGCTGCGCCTGCCAGTTCTGCTGCGCAATCATCTGATCGACGCGCGGGTCACGAAACTGCTGCTGCTGCGGCTGCCCAGGCTTCGCAGGCGTGCCGTTGATGACGGTGTCAAGCGCACCATCGAGCAATTGCACGTCAATGCCGAAAGTCTTCACCAGCCCTGCAATCAGATTGGCCTTCGCTTCGGGCGTGCCAATGCGCAGTTCAGCAGCGGTCTGCATCATGTTCTGCACAGCCTGGAGGGGGTTACCCCCTTCGCTGCGAATAAACATTTCGTAAGGGCTCACCACGCGCTCGAAAGCCTGCTGGAACTGCCGACCAGCAGCAGCGTCCTGCACCACGCGCGCAGCTTCCCATTCGCGCCGCGCCACCTCTTGCTTGACCCTGGGTGACAGGGTTGCCCATTCCTCGCGCGCCTGGGGGGTCCATGACGCGGGCGGCTTGATGTCCTGGGGTACGGCACCCTGCGGCTGCGTTGGCGCCTTGGCGGGGCCAGCAGGCCCCTCGGCAGCGGTGCGCGCGAAGCGCCCGTACTCGTCACGCTGGCGTGCGCCCTCGGTCTGCGGCTTCTCTTCGGCCTGGGGCGCGGCGCGCTGCTCGCGCACCTCGTCAGTCGGGTCCGCTGATTCAGCCTCGAAGGCCGCTTCAATCTCGTCGTGAAGGCTTACCTCTTCGGTGCCTTCGTCGGTGTCGATCGATTCGGCGGGGAGTGCGTTGCTGGTTGCCATTGCCATACCTCTATGTGATGTCGTGATTGGGGTTCACGTGAAACGCTGTCACTGCGAACCATCCTGCTGGTCTTCGCGCATCTGGTCGGCCAGGACGGCAGCGCCGCCCAGGCCAAACAGCGGGCCACCGATGCGCTTCCAGTTCTTCGCTGCCTGCTGCGCCTGCTCAGGCGATGCCTCTTCGAGCCACCGATAGACAGCGCCCTGCATCAGCGTCTTCTGTCCCACCTTGGTGTTCTCGACATCGGGCGAGAGTGTCTTGACCTGGGCGCGAATGTCCTGCGCGTTGACAGGCACACCACCGATGGTGAATTGCTCGCCATCGAACTGGAGTGCTTTCGGGTCAGCCCCTCCCGCCTTCAGCCGCTTTTCAGATTCGCCTGCCAGCGCCTGCCAGATTCGATCGCCTTCGGCATACCCCGTGGCGCG